TACGGTTGACCAAGCCGATGCAGAGTGGTGGCAGTATCGCCAACGCGTAGCTAGGATTGAGCAAGCGCATGCAACAGGCGTATGGAACCCAAGACCCTCACCACTGTGTCCTTGGTGTCCCGTAACAACCTGTGAAAATCACCCAAAACATTAAGGAGAAAACTATGCACATTTACGACATCGACATCGTGTCAGACTCAGACGAAGGCCGCACAGTCAACGTGTGGACAGGCAGGGCCAACAACATGGCCGAGGCACTGCAAGACGTGATGGACAAAAGCAAAAATATGCTGAACAGCAAGACAGAAGGCGCTGTTATGGTGACAATCGTTAAGCAACTTTCAAAGCAAGCAGAGGTAGCAAACTTTGAAGCAAGAGCTAAAGTGGAGCAGATGTCCCCCGAGATGGTACGCCTCATGACCATCGAGTCTGATGTCTCTCTCGCTGAATTATTTAAACCCCCTGTTAAACATTAGGAGCAATCATGGCTACACGCAACTACCGCAGTGAGTACGACAACTACCAAGGCAAGCCCGATCAAATCAAGAAACGCGCAGAGCGAGTCAAAGCTAGGCGCATGATGGAGAAGACGGGATCAGCTACCAAGGGTGACGGCAAAGATGTGGATCACATCAAGCCTATGCGCTCAGGCGGTACGTCAGCGAAGGGCAACCTTCGTATGCGAAGTAAGTCAGCAAACCGATCAGATAATAAATAAACGGAGAAAGCATGGAAATCATCGAGGACAAAGCACTTGTCTTTCGCACCCGCAACCCACAGAAATATCAGGTAATCCCAAAACACAAAGTCATCGAGCGTATGGATGGCGGCTACGACGTAGCTGTGTATTGGGGGCTTGACGAATGTCGGGTACTGCGCAACCTAGGTGTTAAAAACATTCAATCGCCTATCACTAGGCGCTACAACTGGCCGGGTAAATACACACCCATGGCACATCAAAAAGATACGGCATCTTTCTTAACGCTCAATCGCAAAGCCTTTGTGTTTAGCGAGCCGGGCACTGGCAAGACGCTCTCAGCTTTGTGGGCGGCTGATTACCTGATGCAACGCGGTGAAGTAAAGCGGTGCTTGATACTGTGTCCCTTGTCGATCATGCAGTCTGCGTGGCTTGGCGATCTGAACAACAGCATCATCCATCGCTCTGCCATCGTCGCGCACCATGCGCAAGCTAGTCGCCGTATTGAGATGGTTCAGCAAGATTACGAATTTGTAATCGCAAATTACGATGGGTTGAACCTGATCGCTGACGAGATCAATAACGATGGGCGCTTTGATCTAATCATTGTTGACGAGGCTAACGCCTACAAGACCATGACGACTAAGCGTTGGAAGACCCTGAAGTCCATCATCAAGCCCAACACGTTCCTGTGGATGATGACGGGCACACCCGCATCACAGTCCCCTGCGGATGCGTACGGCTTGGCTAAGCTCGTCAACCCCGATGGTGTGCCCAAGTTCTTCACTGCGTGGCGCGATCAGGTCATGCACAAGATCACGATGTTTAAGTGGGCGGCTAAACCCAACGCACCAGAATTGGTACATGAAGCCCTGCAACCAGCCATCCGCTTTACCAAAGAGATGTGCCTAGACCTACCGCCTGTCATCACCATGACGCGTGAAGTCCCGCTGACCCCACAGCAAGCCAAGTACTACAACCTGCTCAAAGACAAGATGATGGTGTATGCGGCAGGCGAGACGATCAGTGCAGTGAACGCTGCAGCAGGCGTTTCTAAGCTCTTGCAGATCAGTTGCGGTGCGGCTTATACCGATGACAAAGAAGTTGTGGAGTTTGACTCAGCGCCTCGCCTTGGTGTGCTGGAAGAAATCTTGGAGGAGACAACTCGCAAGGTCATCATCTTTGCTTTGTTCCGTAGCACCATCGACTCCATCCACAACTACCTCTTGAAGAAGGGCATCGCCAACGAGTGCATCCACGGCAGTGTGACACCGCCCAAACGCGCAGACACCATCCGTAGATTCCAAAGTGAGCCTGACCCCCGCGTGTTGGTGATGCAGCCGCAAGCTAGTGCCCACGGGATTACCCTAACTGCCGCTGACACAGTGGTGTTCTATGGGCCACTCATGAGCGTTGAGCAATACGTGCAGTGCATAGCACGAGCAGATCGCAAAGGTCAAGACTCCGACAAAGTTACTGTGATACACATTCAGGGTAGCCCAATCGAGAAGAAGATGTTTAAAGCGTTACAAGATAAAGTAAGTGATAACTCTTTACTTACAGAGATGTTCGACACAGAAATAAATTCATGAAAGGGGGTTGCAACACGATCAAAACTATGTAAACTGTCAAACCTTAGACAAAAACAAAATACAGGAGAAAGCACAATGTCTGAAGAAACCCAAGAGCCAGTACCTCTGGACAGGCTCGCAAAAATCTATCGCAAAATCAAGGAGCGCATTGACCTGCTGACACAGGAGTACGACACACAGATCGAGACTCTGAAGGCACAGCAAGATGAAGTTCGCTTTGCGATGAAAGACCAGATGAAGTCCATGGGCGTCAAGTCCGTGCAGACTTCCTTTGGAACTGTGTCAATGGTGACCAAGACGCGTTACAACACGCAGGACTGGGACTCATTCAAGAAGTTTATTCTTGAGCATGAAGTCGTGGACTTGCTGGAGAAACGCATCGCGCAAACCAACATGGCACGGTACCTCGAAGAGAACCCGGGCTCTCTCCCGCCGGGCTTGAACTCTGTAACGGAGTTTGAGATTCGCGTAACTAAACCAACCAAGTAAATTTATCATGACTAATATCGCACTATTCAACCCTTCCAATGTTCCCTCATTCGCACGCAACAACGAGTTGTCTGACACAGCCAAAGCCCTCACGGGCGGTGGCGTAGGCACTAGCACCAAGCGCATCTCCATCAAAGGTGGTGTGTTCCGTTTGCTGGCCGGTGGCAAAGAGATCGCCTCTATCGACGAGCGCTTCTTGGATGTCATCATCGTCAAGGCTGCCCCCAAGGTCAGCCGCATCTTCTACGCTAAGTCTTATGACGGTGACAACATCACTGGCCCTGACTGCTGGAGCAACGATGGTGAGCGCCCTGAAGCATCCGCTGAGAACAAGCAATCTACTACTTGCATGACCTGCCCTCAGAACATCGCAGGTTCTGGCCAAGGCAATAGCCGTGCTTGCCGCTACCAACAACGCTTGGCTGTGGTGCTTGAGAACAACATTGAAGGCGACATACTGCAGTTGACTTTGCCAGCCACTTCGGTGTTCGGTAAGGAAGACGGAGACAAGCGCCCATTGCAAGCCTTCGCTCGCAACTTGGCTTTGCAGAACCCGCCCATTAGCCCCGAGATGATTGTGACTCGCATGAAGTTCGACACGAAAGCAGAAGCGCCCAAGTTGCACTTCGCGCCTAGCCGTTGGCTGACTGACGAGGAGTACGCAATCGTTAAGACGCAAGGCGACAGTGATGAAGCCAAGCGTGCAGTTGTGATGACTGTTGCCGCCGCTGATGGTGTGAAGACTGCACCCAAGCTGGCCATCGAAGGCAAACGCCCCATGGGTGAGTTGACCAAGGAAGAAGATGCGCCAGCATACGAGCCCATCGCGGCCAAGGCAAAAGCGAAAGCCAAGCCTGCCGAGGTAGAGGTAGAGGAAGATGCTGAACCAGAAGTCCGTAAGGAGTCTTCTAAGCCGTCTGCTGTGCCTGCCAAGAAAGGCAAGCTTGCTGACATCGTGTCCGATTGGGACGATGAGTAATTGAATCGGGGGGAAAGCTGTTTTATACTTTTTGAAAGCTTGTAGACGAGCAGTTAGTACCCCCACCTAAAACACTATGGCCTATTCACAAAAAGTAATTGACGCAGTCATGGCTGCAAAGAAAACGCCCGGCAATCAGCTTGGACGTTGGGCGATCTATTTAGATTTCCCTGTGACGAAGATTGCTTATGCGCTCGGGGTCACACGCCAAACTGTATACAACTGGTTTGAAGGTAAGGATGTTTTTGTCGCGTATCAAAACCGCGTAGAACTCCTCTTAGAAATAATGAAGTCCTCAACGGACGCACAACAAGCATGGAGAAAGATATGCAAGGAATACAACCTAGAACCCTGACCAACAGGGAACTCATTAACTACTGCGCTGATGCAGTGGACGACTCGTTTGGGATGCCCAAAGAGTGGCAGAAGGAATTATTACGCCGATTTGTAGCACTTTCCCCCACAGACGAACACCCGTTCATCGACCCAAACCAACAAAACCTTTTCTGATTAAGGCGGACAAATATGGAACCGCTTGAGTTTGTAGCGGCTGTTTTGCCACCGCCCGGAAACGGGCGTTATTGCGTGGTGGAACTTTCAAGAAAAAAAGAACATGCCTATGTTCACACACTGGAGGAAGCACAGCCTTTCATCGACAGATGGAAGCAATCGGGTGAAGACATTTACTTTGCGTTAGGTACATTCGGGGAAAACGAGAACAATCGGACTGCTGAGAATGTGCAGATGGTCAAGACCTTTGCCATCGACGTAGACTGCAACCATCCCAAAGACTTGCCGGATGCGAAAGGTAACATCAAACCCAAGGCTTACGCCAGTGCGAAGCTGGCGGCACAGGCCATCATGGATTTTGCGGAGACTACAGGGCTGTCGGCTCTGGGTGACCCGTGGATGGTGGCATCTGGCGGTGGTGTACACGCATACTGGCCGATCACGGAAGCTGTGGATGTCAACGAGTGGAAGCCTGTGGCCGAGGCGTTCAAGCGTATGTGCTACCAGAACAAGCTGGACATTGACCCAACAGTGACGTCTGACGCATCCCGCGTTCTGCGTATCCCTGCCACGATCAATACGGGCATCAAAAACAAGAAGAAGGTGCGGGAGCAGACCAACGTGCGCTTCATGAGCGAAGGCGCTATGTTTGAGTTGGCCGACATCCGTGCTGTGGTTGAGAAGAACCTGATCGGCACGCAGTACGAAGTCCAAGCCAAGCAGCCTAACAATGTGGTTGAACTCCCCGGTACTAGGCCAGCTACGCCAGCTACGCCAAGCGCAAGTCAGGTTAAGTTGTTTGAGAACAGTATCACGCGCTTCAAGAACATTGTGGTCAAGACCCGTGCAGGTACGGGCTGTGGCCAGATCGCCCACTACGTTGAGCACGCTGAACAGGATGGCATGGAACCTCTGTGGCGCGGTATTCTTTCGTGGACAAAGGTCTGTGTGGATGGCGAGGGTGCATCAAAGTGGATCAGCGACATGCACCCGTACAGCGAAGACCGCATGCGCACCAAGCTGGCTGAGATCAAAGGCCCCTATCCCTGCACGAAGATGGACTCGGAAAACCCCGGAGTCTGCCCAAGTTGCCCGCACTGGGGGAAGATTACAAACCCGCTGATCTTCGGGCGCGACATGGCGGTGACCACAGTTGAAAGTGTTGTGGAATTACCACGCGTCTCAATGGACGAGGAAGTCAAGAAAGTGCTTCGCCCTGAAGCACCCCGTGGCTACGCTTATGGCGAGCGTGGTGGTATTTTTATTCAGAAGGAAGACGAAGACGCGCAGGGCAACAAGGTCATGCGTAGTGTTTTGATTATTCCCTACGATCTTTTCCCTGTGGACATTTTGAGTCACAACGGAGAGCACACAGTACACCTCATGGCCATCAGGCGTGAGGGCGTACAGAACATCACGATGGCTCAGAAGGCTGTTGTGAGCCAAGACGAAACGGTCAAGGCACTGGCCAACCAGAACATCGTTGCATCGTTCGGTCGAGGCAACGACAAGAACCTGTTTGACTACGTACGCGCAAGCGTTGAGAAGATGAGCAACGACAAGTCACCCGTCAAAGTGCCAGCCAACTACGGCTGGCAAGAAAATAGTACTTTTGTTTACGCTGGTAAAATCTACAGTGCCACATCCGCGCCTGTGGAAGTGCCGATGCCCGGCTTAGAGAACATTGTGGCCAACACCAAACCCAAGGGCTCGATCGAGAACTGGGTGACGTTCATCAAGATGCTTATAGCAAAAAAGCTATACGGACACCTATCTGTTGTTTTGGCAGGCGCCAGCGCCCCTTTTATGCGGTTTACGGGCATCTATGGCATGACCTACCACTGCGGCTCAACCGAGTCTGGTACAGGTAAGTCACTGGCACTGGAAGGGGCGGCTTCGATCTGGGGTCACCCAACCCACTACCGCACAGGCAAGAGCACTTCTCCTGTTGCAATGCAGCAACGCCTTGGTCTGCTGCAAAGTCTACCCTTGGTGACGGACGAGATAACCGCCAAGAACCGCAAAGATTCTGAGTGGTTTCCTGAGTTCCTACTGGACATGACCGAGGGTCGCGGCAAGGAGCGTATGGAGTCAGGCGCTAACAAGGAACGATTGAACCTTTCTATTTGGCAAACAGTGGCCATCATGTCCTCCAATACCCACGTTGTGGACTATCTAACAGGCTCCCGCAAGCACTCGTCCGAGGGTGAGATGCGCCGCGTTTTGGAGTTTGTCATGGACGAAGAACTGTCATGGGAGCCCCATGAGATTGAAGTTATCAAATCCCTGCAAGAAAACTATGGCGTAGTTGGCCACGAGTTAGCTGAGTTCTTGGCCAAGAATGTACCGATGCTCAAGACCCTTGTGCCTGATGTCGTGCGTAACTGCTACAAGGATTTCAACGCTACCAACGACGAGCGCTTTTGGATGGCAGGAGTTGGCACGATCATGACGGCAGGTGCAATTCTCGGCAATAAGTATCTGAACATTGTTGACTTTCCACTCAACGAGATCAAGGAATTCTTAAAAGGACGCGTCAATGTGGCACGCGGCACAGTTCGCACTAGCAAGCGCAACGCAGAAGACGTTCTCAACGGATTCATCCAAGAGAACTACGGCAAGTTTGTGGTGGTACGCTTTAACGCTAAGTCAGGTGCAAGCGCACTGCTTGGTGACACCGTTTTAATCGACTCATCCACAACCCGATCGGTAGTTATGGGGCGCGTGGAGCACGGCTCC